AAGTGTTCACCAATAAGTAAATAGCCTTCAGGGAAGGTGAGGCAAAGCTCATTCCCTGGCTCATTCTGATAGTTAACAGAATTTGAGTCAAAGTTCTCTACAGCAGCGTTTAATGCATACGTTAGCTGGCCTTTGGGGATCTGTGTAACAGATCTATCCATGTTAAGACCAGTGTTAGCAGAATTAAACTCTTGCCTAATATTGCCTTCTTCTTGTTCAGCCATGGATATTAATTATTTCTACGCCAGCCATACCTGTTAGTACGATTGGGAAGTTCATACATATTAAATCTGTTCAGGTCATTCTTAATCCTACGTTGCTTAGTCCAAGGATCTTGCTTCTTAATCTCAATGTCAGCCATGATGAATGCCTCTTCAGCTTGTTGCTTGTAGAATGCAAGCTTCTGTTGTAACTGGTTAAAGGTTTCATCGTTGGTCTGGTTGGTGAGCGTTTCAATCACCTTGTATTTAATAAACGCTTCAATATATTCTCTAACACGATAGTTGTCAGGGATGAGCTGGTTACCACCAGCATCATATTCTGTAGCATAGAAAAGAATGTGCACCACACCATTACGGAAGTTGGTAACAAACTTATTGTCTCTAACATCAAAGCTATCATACCCAGCAGAGCCAGGAGTGAACTCATTAAGTGGTGGGGCTTGCTGATAGAACTCCCAGTTGTTTGTATAATCCACCCCACAGTTTCTCATGGCAGATAGATTACCAGGCTTTAGCAAGTATTCTCTGATTGGTACAAGGTGTACCTCCCACTGTCAAAGGACTCACTTGTATTGTAGTGGCTGTAGCAGCCTGAGAATAGAAAGAGTTGGCTGATTGATAGGGGAAACCATTTACAGCTGTGCACATCCATGCTTCACGAACAGCAAAGAAATTGTCTGGAAGTCTAGCCTCATAATCACAAATATGCAAAATGTCTTGGCTAATGACATAAGTGGTTCTACCCAGCTTTCTAAGACACTTGTCTAGATAGGTGGGGAACATCAGGTCATCAACAGCCCCTGTGTCAAAATAGCTCTTGAACTCCTCCTTCACAATGGAATAGATGGGCTCAGGGCTAGTGAAATTGTATTTGTAATAATAAGACATAGTTTATTTTTTCCATTCACAATAGATGTGTTGATATCTATCGTTGGTTTTTAGGTAGTGGGAGAGCATTCTAGATGTAGTGCGGGAAGGCTTGAAATACCAAAGTTCTGTGTGCTTTAGACGAGCAGAATCTTTGAACCACATCCAGCCAAAGAAATAACCCTCTGTATGGAAGTTAAAGTTGTAGATGCGTTTTCCTTTCTCTTTTGTCTTTTTCCAGTCTATTGGAAGATTGACAAACTCTTTTCCATCCACTCCTTTTATCTTTCTACGCTTCTTCTTGTTTATGGAAAACTCACCAAACCCAAAAGGAAGCTTTGCTTTTTCTCCTGTTTCTAGAATGTATTCCTTAAAAGCGTCAAGGTATAGGTAGACAATATTCCTCCATTCGTCAAAGGATAGCTTTACGGATGGATTCTTTTTACAGAAATTATTGTAGTTCTCCTTACTAGCACTTCTCCAGTCAACCTTGGTGCGCATTAATTTGTTGGTTTAGTATTGGGGGCTTGACCATCAATACCTTCTGCTGTCATATCTGTCTTGAGAGAGAAATATGTAGCTAGCAGCTTTTGAGATGTAAGCTCCAACACCTGCTTCTCCAAATAACCTGGGAGAGCAAACTCCTTATCTAACGGGTTGATACACAGTTGTTCCACTGTATACTGAGGAGTACCACAATCACATTCAGGATAGAGTAGTTCGTTAGGAACATCCTGCTCAAAAAGCGCTACAAAACGTACAGCCTTAAGCAGAGGATTGCTAACGTACAGATAGTCGTTACTTATCCAATAATACTCTTCCTTCTTAATGATGGGAAGTTTTAGAAGATTGATATATCTATTGATGGTTATTTCCTTAATCTTTTTACCCTGTCCACTCATGGCATTAATTGAATAAACACCTTGAATGACATACTGATAATTACCTTCTGCAATGCTTGGAAGTTTGTATTTGCTTCTAGCCACTGAGCAGGGATCAACATAATCACAACATTCAGAAATAGGAACTTCCACCAGCTCTAGACAAGGGATGGTGGTGAACAGGGTGTCTGTTGCCCATAGCTTTCTGAGGTTAGTTTCCCTCTTAATAAGTAATAGGCTATTGTTCCTTATTTCAGAAGCAATAGCCCTGTCCGTAATCAAGCTATCTGTAGACAGAAGCTTGTGGGCAGAGCGTACATCTGAAACTAATTTTCTTAACGTGGGCATTATAAATACTGTTTGAATATATTGGTCATTCCATCATGGTAGTCTATGAGGAATCCCGTAATCTCACCCTTGGATATTGTATATCCATTCTTGTCATCCCAAGAGCTTTTAGCTGTTGAGAAAGCAGGGAGCTGGTAGAACTTAATGCCATTAAAATCTAGGCTCATTTCATGGTGTTTATCTCCTGTGAAGATGTAGAAGTTGTCATGTTCAGACCAATCTTCTTTATATTCCATAGGAAACAGACCAGCTAACTTTGCGGGCTTTAGAGCATCTCCATGGTTGAACATCATGGCTGATGTGCCATAACTGATATACTTTCTATACCTTGGAGATATCTCAAAGAACAAACGGTCTTCGTTTCTGTAGTAGGTTTGTAACCAACTTGCCAAATGCCATCCTACAAACTCATCGTGGTTACCTGCTACAAATATTACATCCACCTCTTCACAGTGTTCAAGTAGCATGTTGATAACAGCTATCTCATGATCACAAATCTTTTCAAATGACTGGTGATAGGAGAGGATGTTTTGCTGAGGGGTTCCTTTTGTCGTGGTGTTTGTAAACTCACTATTGAACTCATCAGACCCAATGATGTATTTAATATCTGTTATACGATTGGAAAGAGATGCTTGATGTAGAATAACTTCTAGCTTTTGTGTATAGTCATCAAATCTATCATCAATGTCATTCTTTCCTCCTATATCTAGCTTGTTGAGGTGGGAGTCTTGTTTGTTAATAACTAAACAAGCTTCTGGTTTATCTTGCTCAACCTTGCGAGCTACTATCTGGGATGCACTAGGTGTGTAGGTGCTTAGGAAGGAAACAAATGAGTCTTGGAACACTTGCTCATCTTTTTTCTTGCCCAACCATGCTTTCACTTGGTAGTGAGGCTGGTCAGCATTTCCCCAGTAGTTTTGGACGTATTTAGTTATCTCCCACTTGCTTGTATCAATCTTGCACTTTTCAATCAACTCATCCAGGCTCTTAATTTCTTCTTTGGTGTTTATCACCACTTCACCTGTTCCTTTCTGTATATCCTCAAAAAACCTCACCACATGATCTTCCAACTCTCCAACATAGTTCCCAATCTCAGCATCCTGTCTTGCATCTGTTGATTCTTTCAACTCCTTCATCAACTCATCTACCTCAGCCTCAGTGATTTGTAGTTTTTCTGCGTAGAACTTTTTGCTTTTCTTCCAGTGAAGCATCTGCTCCAGCTGATGCAGAAGTGATTGATTTTCAGGCATTTAGATTTTAGTTTAGTTAAAATTGCCATAAAGGTACGAAAGTTTTTAATATTTTCCAAATTATTTTAACCTTTTCTGTTAACAAGGCTAACCAACTTGGTTATAAATAAAAACTCCCCAGGGTAGAAACCCCAGGGAGATGCCCTGTAAAACCAACAAAACAGGGTTTTTATAATAGTATTGTGGTGGTTGTGGTTGTACACTCTCCACCAATTACAATGTCTGTAAAATCTGTGCATAACTCACTAGCAGACATCACTCGTATAATAGTGGTTCCATTGGGAACTAGAGATGTTGTATATCCAGCTAGAAGAGCAGCTTTACTCACTCCTGTCTCAAAGGCAGATATAAATCCATCCACATCTGAGTAGAGATTAAAAGGTCCTGTATCAGGTCCAGCGTATGTTAATGTTATTGTTACAATCACGGTAGAGTGGTAGTTGTTGTAGTGGTTGGTAAGCAACCATTTACAAGTTCACAAAACTGAACATTAAACGTTGGGTTGATTCTGAAGAGCAATAGAACAGCAGCAGCAATAGCCTCAGGGCAAATCCTCTGGTCTATTTCCTGAAGAGCGTCCTGAAGGTTTGTGCCAGTGTTTACACCAGAACAAGGGAGGTTAGGTCCATCGTATATAACATACTCAGAATCAATACATGGTGTAGTGCAAGGACCCATCCCTTCTGGGTATACAGGGCCTTTAGTGGGCCCAAAGCAAGGCATTCCTGGTAAACAAGCCATTTATAATAGTTTTATGGGATGTACATGATATAGTATTGCTACCTGTCATTCTATAAGAAAGATCACTTTCTAAATCATGTCTGAAGTCAATAAATGTAGAAGATGTAGGATCTGGAGCAGAAGCACCACTAGCAATAGCACCTACTAGTAAGTGACTATGTCCAGGATCTACCAATGTTGTAGAAGCAGCGTGAGTGTGAGAAGGCATCTGGGCTGATGTAAGTGTAATGGTGTTAGCTCCTGTTGTTGTGTTTAGAGCATAGTTGGGATTACCAGCAATGCTTGGATCAACAGCAGGGTTGAGAGCTCCACCCCCTGGTACAGCTTGGATAGCTCCTACAGGAATTCTTCCACGTTTATCAGGTGTGCCATTAGCACCGTTACATAGATAGATGTCTTCAAACCCGTTAGCAGGTATACCTATACCAGCACCATCAAAGTTGGATAGAGATCCATAATATTCCACTACTGTGTAAGGCACCATTCTGTCTTTATATTGCACTACAGGGGCTGGTGTACAAGCTGCTACAAGAGCACAGAGTTCTGACTTCTTTACATAGTTGGTTTCAACATCTAGTACAAAGGCATCAAAGTCATCCACTAATGTGCAGAGCTTTGTAATAACAGCCTGAAGAATATTATGTGTTCCAGATGTAGGTGTTACACCATCTAGACAGTCCACTGTGTAAGGAGCTTCAATTACAGCTATATCAGCTACAATAGCATCGATTTGCTCTTGTAAATCACAAGCAGCCTTGATGAGCGCAATGAAAAGATTTGTAGCGTTAAGATCTTCACAATCAGGAAGATATTGTTGAACTAACTCACAGATGATTTCTGGATCAATGGTGGGCTTAATTCCTGTACCATCTAAAGCAGCAGTGAGAAAGGTGATCAGAGCTTGCTCTACATAAGATAGAGAGTCTCCATTTTGAATACCTAAGAGAGGAACATCCACTCCTGTATATCGTACGCACTGGTCTGAAACTATTTCAGCACAGCCGTTAAAACAATTAGAACAGTTCTTAGTAGACATCTATTTTGATTTTAATTTGTTCAAAAACGAATCAACATACATTGTGGTGGTAGTACTAGTGGTGCTGGTGGTAGGCACAGGATTGGGAGGGACACAGTTGTTGGGATAGTAATAAGTTACCATCTCTTCAATGCAACAGTCACAAACTGCTCCCCAAATCATTTGCTTATCAACAGTTTAACTCTACTAGCAATCATTTCCACCGTAAAACATTTTGCATAATCTGGATTACAAAACTTGTACGTAAGGATACGTTTGTAGTTTAATAAATCCAGAATAGCTCCCGCTGGGACAGGTTGGTTTAGAGAGAACACGACATTATTGTATAGGTTGCTTGCAAGCTTCTTCAGCTTACAATCAATATCATCCAGCAATGCTGGGATGGTACTACAAGCTACACAATCTGTTAATCTTGGAGATAACATGTTTAAAGCTTTCTTTTACTTTGTTAAGTTCTGCGTTACAGGCTGCACAGAGTCCATTTATTAGTTGACACCCACAGCCAAATTTAGCTCCGCATTTTCTGCAGCTTGCCATATTATTGGAAGTTTAATACATAGTTGGTTCCAGAACACCCACAGTTGTTCTTGATGAAGTTGTTCAACATCATGTTAGCTTGATTATAAAGCTTATTTGATTCAGCCACAGCACAGTTGTTTGCAGCAGCAATAGCGCCTTGGATGAAGAAATAGATGGTGTTGAGATCAACCTTTTGCTGGGTTTTGATAGCCCTATCACACTCCATCATGTCTAGCTTCATAAAGGCCTCATCAAACTTCTCTTGTAGCTGCTCTACACGAATGATTGTTTTCTCAACAAAGTTTTCGTAAGCAGGAGCTACAGTGTATCTTAATTTGTATACACCATCAGGAAGAGGAAGAAGAGGCTGACCAAATGTTGTTAAGCCAAGAGATAGAGAGTTGAATATGTTAAAGTCATTAACGTTGAACGGAAGACTAACCACATCAAAACCAGGAACTGTAATCTCAATAGTGGGAGAGGAAACAA